TTATACAACAAAGCCGAGATACTTAGGATTAATACTGATGCTGATTATGATAAACTAATCCATCGGGTTATTAAGGCTTACCCTGGCGAAGACTACCATACAGCCATTCCGAAGTGGGCAAAGGTAAACGGCTATAAAGCTATTGCTGGAGCTGATGGCTTCGATGATAAGGCTGGTATTGCTGTGTTTGATAAAACCTTGGTATCCAAAACTCCTACCCTACCAATCCGGACTCTATTTACCACCCAGAATCGTCAAATGGTTGAAGCATTAGTCGACGACACATCTAAGCGGTTTGCAGAGGCTATTAGTGGTGTAGGTCGCTCGACTCGCAACCTTACAAACATCGCCTTTCAACGTGAGGTCAGGGCCAAGATTGCTGAAGGTGTAATTACCGGTGCTACTAGACCACAGATAGTACAATCAGTCAAAGGTTTAATTAGAGAACAGGGGCTAACGGCCCTTAAAGACCGGGCGGGGCGTACTTGGACTATAGACCGCTATTCTAGCATGTTAGTTAGAACTAAGATGGCCGAAGCTCGTAACACCGGTCTGGTTAATAAGATGCTTGAGAACAAGCAAGACTTGGTACAAGTTTCACAGAACCGATCAACTCACGAGGCTTGCCGAATCTGGGAGGGTAGAATCTTAACAATGACTGGTGCCACTGACGGTTACCCGTCTTATGAAGAGGCTGTATCGACTGGCCTGTTTCATCCAAATTGTAAGCACACTGTGAACCCAATTAACCCCGAACTGGCTGCGTTGAATCACGGCTGGGATACAACCAAAAAAGGCTACTACCATTACGACTTTAATAAAGATAAACTCCCTAAAGGCAAATACGATACTTGGACGCAACAGGCGGTTAAGAGTGGTGCATTGAGTGATAAGTTAGCCCAACAAGGCTATCATGTTACAAAAGACTTTGACGTATTAGACCCCAAAGGCAAAGTTCTTACGACCGGCGAATTACAATTCTTACAACAAAACAAGGCACTAACGGCGGCCGAAAAATCTATCGCTCAAGGCAAGATGAGCTACACCCAGGCCGAACAATTAACTACCAACTTACACAAGAATGCTGCCAATGCGGCCCAGCGGCCATTCACGTCTAGGGTAATCGATAATCAAGCTAACTTATTCCAGCAAGGTAAGATTTCTGAACAACAATTTAAAGGCTTTGTGATAGATGATTTCCAATCTCGCTACAAACGGAATCCAAGCGAAGCTGACATTATGGGGCTTATGGCTACCTACTCCGGCAAGACCGGCAAGAACCCACTTGTTGAGCAATTGCGACAACGTACCAATGCTGCCTTCGGTCGTTAAGACACTTGACTTACCCACTCCCCCGATGGTGTAGTGTGTCTATGTTTACTCCCTGTTCGGTTTACCAGATTAAAAACCCAAAAAAAGCCTACACTTCCCCGATAGGGGAGTGGTGGTGGCTAACCTGTAACACTGTGACACATGGCAATAGGGGAGGGGAGTAATAAAGTAATAATTAAAGAGTAATTATTGTGTTCTGATTTGCAAAATTCTTTAGCTTGTTGCACAATGATAATAACCCTAATCTTGGGCACAAACCATGTAAAAAAGTGGAGGGAAATTATGGCCGATGAGGCAAACAATAGTAATGATCCAAACGAGTCAGGCTCGGAAAAAACTGGCGATCAGCCAAAAGACACTAAACAGTCTGAGGCACCAACAGGCAGTGATGCCTTCGACCCATCGAAACTAAGCGATGAGGACTTTGAAAAAATCTATGGCGATGAACGTTTATACAAACATAGTCGTTTTAAGTCTCTAAGTGACCGTGCTAAAAAAGCCGACTCGCTGGAAAAGGCAGCTAGTGAAGCCGAGGAAAAATCATTATCCGAAAACAAGAAGTTCGAAGAGCTTGCTAATAAATACAAGTCTAAAAACGAAGAGTTGGAAGGTAAGATTGCAACCATGGCTATACAGAATGCAATTCAGGCAAAAGCGGCTGCACTCAAGATTATTGATTTAGAGGCTGCTACTACACTGATCGACCGAAGTGGTATTACCATCAAAGACGGCCAGGTAGAGGGTATCGATGACGCTTTGAATAAGCTAGTCAAAAATAAGCCCTACCTTGTCTCCGAAGACGGGCCATCAAAAATCGGCAGTCCGAGCAACCCTAGCAATACTCAAACAGAACAAGGCACCAAACGCTATAAGGCGTCCCAACTTCAAGACCCTAAGTTTTATCAGGAGAATGAAAAGGACATCTTAGAGGCACTACGGTTAGGTTTGATTGAAAACGATCTCGAAGTTAAATAACAATCAACTAATCAAAGGAATTTAACATCATGGCAGATGTATTAAACAACACTACTAATGCCGTACTCATTCCTACCATCGTTGCCCAGAAAGCACTTGGTCGATTTGCCAGTTACATGAATCTTGCAAGAACTGTAGCTCGTGACTTCGACTATGCTACTAGCACTTTTGGCCAAACCATCCAGGTTCCAAAACGTGGTGCTGTATCGGCAAATGCGAAGGTACAAGGATCGGCAGTTACCCTCCAAAACCCAACAGCAACTAATGTATCGGTTACTCTTAATCAGCACTTCGAAGTCTCATTCCAACTTGACGACGTAACTAAAGTGCTGCAAAACCAGGATACCCTTATGGGGTATGCTGAAGATGGTGCAATTGCACTGGCTGAAAAAGTGGAAACCTACATTGCTGGCTTGCACCCAAGTATTACTAACACTATAACTTTTGACGCAACTTCAACAGCAAGCAAGATCACTGCACTTTTGAATCTACGCAAACGATTTGTAGAGAATAAAGTACCACGGCTGGAACGCAAAAACTTGTACGTTGATGCTTCAGTAATGAATGAACTTTTAGAAGAGTCTCAATTCACTACAGCCCAGAACATGGGATCAGCTTCAAATCAGGTAGATGGTAATTCAGATGGTCGCGGTTTGCGACTGTACGGCTTCGACATTTTCGAAAGCCAGAACGTACAAACTTCAGGTTCACCTGTTCGTTACCATAACTTGGCTTACACCAGAGATGCCTTCGTATTGGCATTCCGACCACTACCAACTGATGGTAACGGTCACGGTGTAGTACAGTCTGTAGTCTCTAACCCTGACGTTGGCGTCGGCCTTCGTGCTACCATGGGTTATGACAAAGACACCCTTGGTATGCAGTTGACACTCGACGTTCTGTTTGGTGCCAGCATACTTGACACCCGAAGAGTTGTAGAGCTAGAATCTAGCTAGGCAATAGCCGACTACTCAAAACTTCCACAGAGCCGCCGTCTGGCGGCTTTTGTGGTACAAAAAGCTTGTGTTTTGTTTGTGTTTGGTGCATTATTAACTTAATAATGACAACAAAAGGAAACAGATGCTACTTGTAAACCCCACTGGCAGATACGTTGAACTAGACGAAAATTGGGAACATTGGCTACAACAGCCTGGTTTCAGAAAAGCAACTGAACAAGAAGAACGAGAGTACCGAGAGCGACGAATCTTAGAACACGCTAAAATGAGTGGTGATCTAAGCTACAAAGAGTCGCTTTATTTAGTTTCAGTTAGTGAGCGTGGTGGTGCTGACGGCTATGGTATGAGTAGTAAACATTTAATTGAAGCTTTAGAATGGGCCGGTGTACCAGTTAGCGAATACTACACCGAACAAGACATTGGGTTGCTCTATCATAGTCCACATAGTATTACTCGACTCGATACCAAGTACAAGATCATCTACACTATGTTTGAAAGCGATAAAATACCCGAGGATTGGTATGATTATTTACATGCTGCTGATCTAGTGATTGTGCCTTCTAAATGGTGTCAAAAGACTTTCAAAAAGTCTGGTGTTGATTCAATCGTTGTACCACTAGGCTATAACGACAAAGTATTTAAGTATGTTAAGCGACCAAAGCGGGATACCTTTACCTTTTTACACTATGATGCTTTCAATGCTCGTAAAGGCCACTTTGAAGTGCTAGAAGCCTTCGACCAAGAGTTTGATAAAGTCAAAGAAAAGCACATTAAGTTGATTCTTAAAACCAGTCGCGAGATCGCACCAATCCCAATTGTACCGAGCGAATACCCCAACATTAAGGTTGTTTACGACAAGGTACCAGAACAAGAGTTATTTAAGTTGTGTGAACAGGCTGATGCCTTTCTATTCCCAAGCCGTGGTGAAGGCTTTGGTATTACACCATTAGAGGCTATGGCGACTGGGTTACCAGCTATTGTGCCAAACGCTCATGGCATAAGTGAGTATTTTAATAAAAACTACATGCTAGGAGTCCGAGCGACTGAAAAGTGTACCGCTATTTATCGTCGGCTCACTAATGTTGGTTATATGCGGAAATGTAATGTCGATGACATCCGTAAGCAAATGAGGTGGTGCATTGAGCATCCAGACGAAGCCAGAGCATTAGGTACTAAAGCTAGTAAGTATGTTCAGAAGTGGACTTATTCTAAGACTGCCGAACAACTTAAAAAGATTTTTGATGACATTAAGAA